TTTGTTTGTATAATTAATTTCTGGAACAGCAATTAAATATACAGGTGCAGTTGCTAATGTTGCTGTTGCAGGAACAACCATTTCTTTAATTTCTCTTTCACCAGTAAGCAAAGTGCCTACGTTACATATCATACCATTCTCGATTTTATTCTGCGGAAATATTGTAGTTGTTACTGTACCATCAAATTGCACAGATTCTAAATGCCCAACATAACAACTTCTTACCTTATCAATTCTTACAATACCGTATGCCATTTTTAATAACCTCCTATTTTTCTATATATATTTATTAATTTACATAACCAATATAATTGATTCTGATATCTGCTTCAACAACAATAAAAGAGTATATTTCTTCTTGTGTGTCTTTATTTACATAAAATACAGTACCAGCAGGAAAATATATTTGTTTACTCTCATTAATTTTTACAGTACAAGCATCATAATTTATAAACTTAAATTCACTTGCTTTTAATTCATATCCTGTTTTGGGGGAATGTTGTTGAATTAATTCTATATTTTCTGTTGTTACTATAATTGCAGGTGAACCAAAATATCCTTTTAATTTTGTCATTTTTATATCAATAGCACTCAATAAAATCTATCTCCTTCCTCTGAATAATAATGTTAATATTTTAAATTACTAACTATTTTATTACTCTGCTAATTAAACCTCCATACCCATCATCTATTTTTTCATCATTGTGGACAAGAGGTACTTTTAACATACCTTGTTTAGCATCATTATTACTTAAGCTAAAACTTGTAGCTTTCTTCCCTACAGCAATAAACAATTGATTTTCTAAATCTTCAATTGTAAACTCACTAGCTTTTTCTTTAAACACTTTAATTTCATCTTCTGTTAATTGAGTTGTAAATTGTGTAAACAATGCTTCTTCTGATTTTTGGCGTTTTTGTGCTAATGTAGATAATTTAAATTCTTTTAATTCTAAAGTATCTTTTTCTAATACAGAAAATTTTTCATTCACGTCATTTACTTTTGCTTGATAATCTTTTAAAAGATCTTCTTTTTCTTGAGTAAATGCTGATTCAATTGTTGATTTTTGATTTTGTAATTGTAATTCTGCAAATGTTTGAGGAATTAATACAACATCATTTTCTGCATTTCCATCAACAAAATCTACAATTTGGAATTTCTTTCTTTTTGCTGATTCAAAATCAATTACTGGTTTATCACCACTCATAGAATATGACATACCATATAATCTCCATTTATCTTGTTTATCTTCAACATAAACAGTAGATTCATCATAATCTACAAACCAATAACGAGAATATTCCCATCCCCAATCATCTTTTACTTTAAATGCACTTAATTCTGCTTGAATTTCTTGTTTTAATTGACTATTTAAAGTAAACTCTTGAGAAGGTACTTCTGGTTCTTCAGTATTAGAAAATTCTTTTAATTTAGTTTCTAAGTCCTCTACAGTAAATTGTTCTAATTGTTCAGAACTAATATTTTTTTCTGCTAACATATCTACTGTAAATTGGTATTTAGCAATCAATTCCAATTTTTCTTTCACTTCTTTACCTCCTTCTTGATCACTCACATCATTACTACTTTTTTGAAATTGCTTAAATTGTTCCATTCTCATTTGTGTTTCTTTTATTACATCTTTTATTGTAAATTCTGTTTCCACTGTTGCATTTATCATTGCTGGTTGATAGTCTTTTCCTAATATACATGCACCAAAGAATGTAAATTTGGTAAAATAATAACAATTATCTGTTTCATCTATGAAACCTTCATAGTTATCATGTATTTCCATTGATTCCTTCAAAATTTTATCTCTGTTTAATATCTCTATAGGTTCATCTTGTTTTTCCCATATAAGTCCTTCAACAGTTAAATATTCTCTTTCTATACCATCATCACATAAACGCAACTCAAATTTAGCATTATTTGTTTCAGGAATAACTCCATAAACATTGCCAATATATTTTAAAGTATATTTTCCATTATCTTTTACCAATATGTTTCTGTGGTCAGAAAAATCTATTTCACCTTCTGAATTGTCCTCTATATACCCAAGTATGGGAGTGTTACTTAAACTAGGAATTGCTTCTTCAACAACAGATTTTTCAAAATAACTGTTGTTTAAGTTTTTGCCAATATGCATTAGCCATATTTTTACCTTAGTAAATCTTGTATCCTCTACCTCATAGTTTTGTATTTTTTGAAACATGATAGGAATATTTCTATTTATTATATTCTCTAAATCATTTGACACATTTTTCACTCCCTCCTATCTTTAATAATATTTATGTTATTTTTTATTATCTTGTATATTTATCTCCACTACTAACCGAAATAACATCTACACCACCAGTAAATTCTATAGGTGCAAGAGTTGCGTCTACAACTCCACCTGATCCTGTTAATTCAGCAGTAAATTCTGCTAATTGGGTAATTACACCTGCTACTAATGTTCCAGTATTTTTAGCATTATCTAATGATCCTGCTGTTTTACCCAAGTATACAGTCAACATATCCTCAGTTAATGAAGCACTTAAATTATCATCAGTTCCAGGTGCTTCAACTACTTCGACAGTATATTCATTACCTGCTACTCCCTTCGCAGTTACTGTTATAGTAACTTCTGATGTTTCAGCAGTTCCTATTTTCGCAATTGCAGATGCTCCTGGTAAGACATTTATTGTTATTGTATTTACTGTATTACTTAATATAGTTCTTGTATAAGTTATATCATCTACTTCAACATTAATGATTTTATTAGCTAATATATTAGTCTCATAGTTTTTCGTTGTATCAATAATAGTGTTATTACTTCCACCTGTTGCTACACCAATTTCTGATATTATAATGACAGGAGTAATTCCACTAGTAATGTTTAACAATTTTTCATTTAATGCATCTAATTTATTTTCCATAGCAATAAATTTATTTTCAAATATATTATTTAACATTTTTTAATTTACAACTCCTTCTTTAATTTTTACTTCTTTTTTATTTTTGTTATTTTCTATTTTAACTAACTAACGCACCTTCGTTAGTTGGTTATTCTTCTTCCTGTTCTGGTTCTATCCACGGATCAGGTGGAGTATTCTGCACGACAACACCCTCTATGCCTGTCAGATAATTTAGGTCTGCTTGTGTAAGTTGATCTTCACCGTAACATGATGCTCGTCTACCATTAATATCAATTCTAGGCTCTCCTAAAGTTTGACCGCTAGGCAAGGGATTTTGCGTGCTATTAAAACTATCCTCATTTGGCCAAATAATATAATAATAAATCATGGCAAGATTACACCTCTTCCTTTCAAAATATTTTTAATAACTCTACGATTACGTTGTTTTTCAGACAATGATAAAACCCTATCATATACAAGCATATAGTGCATTATCATTGTCATATAATTAGTTCCGTTGGTAAGTGAACCGATCCTGGCACCTACTGTTGCTGATGAAGAAAAAGTTCCATCTTGACCAGCTCGTTTTTCATTATCTAAACGCATATCAGTATTAGTAGTATTAAAAGATAGCGATAAATAGTGTATGTTTAAATCCAATATACTTGAGGCACGACCAAAAATAACTGAACCGTTAAAATGTGCTGCCCTAACAATAGACCCTATTTTAGATAGTTGTATTCTGCTATTAGAGGCATCTGTTACGCTTAATATGCCTCCAGCAGATAGAACTGACGCAACTATATCTACTGTATAGTTTTTATATACAGATATGATATTTCGGATTGATGTGGGTAATGTGACATAATCATCAAACGTAAAAGATACTCCTTCTCTTAGTAGAGTAGGTTTATTATTTCCTGTTCCAAATGTTCCATGATTTCCGTTTCCAGATATATCTGTTAGTATCAGACTCGATAAATCCTCAACGAAAGGGTATTGAGCCAAAAGACCATTTTTTACTATATATTCCGGTACAAACAATCTAGGGGGCGATAACTTAACTAAACTCATATCCGCACCCCCTAAAATAACTCTACTGAGATATTTACACTTGCATCCTGTCCAGTTATCGTCCCTACAAGCACAACCATATTCCTTGCGGAGTTTACATCTACCACAAGCACTTGTTTAAGTGCTTGGCCTTCAGCACCACCAAGAATAGATAATGTCTGTACCTCTGATTGAAACCATTCGGTTGATTCGGAATCATTATTTTGCAAGAAAGGAGCAATATTTAGCACGGGGGAAATTCTAATGTCAGTTAAAGACAGCTTTACATAGATATATGCTTTAGTTTTTCCAGCACAAGATATCGCAGTAACGCCAACTGGCACATAGGCGTTATTTGCTACAAATGGTGCGGTTGTGCTTGCTATTCCGGTTCCGACAACTTGCACATTGACAACTCCTGCTGAACCACCCTCACCTACAGTTGCAACAGCCGTAACCGCACACCCTGTCGCTCTTTGCGTTTCAGTGATACGTGCAACCCAAAGAGGTGCTGTGGTAGAAGTCGATAGGAAAATATCGTAGTATTCTGCATTTGTTGCTTGTGGAACAGTTACATCAATGGACTTATCTGCTGTAGGCGTAACTGTTACCAGAGCACTAACCCCAGCACTACCGTAGGAATTTCCAGGAGCAACACCGATACCATGTGCAACGGCGGTGAGCGATCCTGCTGTTGCTGGTTGGTCTGCTGCCGTTATAGTGATAATTGGAACTTTATCTGCTGTGGTTATTGCTGTTCTATGTGCTATTACCGAACCTCTACTACCAGTTAGTTGAGTATTGACTGTCCCACTTACAGTAGTTGGTACTGGATTGTCTATAGTGACATCAACATTACTAACCTGTAAATTAGCATTAGCATTAAGATTATCATGTGCTGTTTGAAAAGTAGTTACATTGCCATCAACTGTTATTGAATTTTCTCCATCTGATATAATATTTTTTCTCATGATTTGGTATTCAGAACCTTCAATGACTCTTACTACTTCAATTCCACCAGTAAATTCTACTGGCTCAATTGTAACCGATAAAATTCCACCAGAACCAGTCCCTATTGCAAAAAATTCTGATACATTATCAATTGCGTTAATAACTGCTACAGAAGTGTTTTTAGTATTATCTAAAACATCTCCTGTTTTTCCAAGATAAATAGTTAAAATATTATCTATTAATGAAGTACTTAAATTATCATTTGTTCCTGGAGATTCAACAACTTCAACACTATAAGAATTACCTTCAATACCTTCATTAACAACATATATAATTATTTCTGATTCTCCACTCCCAATTGTTGCACTTGCTGAATCTCCAGGTAGTGGTGATATTGTTAATGTTGTTGAAGTATTGCTTGTAACAGACCTATAATACTCAATATCATCAAGAGTTATTTTTACAATATTGCCAGCAAACATATTCACTTCAAAGTTTTTATTATAGTCAATAATAGTTGTTTTACTCCCTCCAATGGCAATTCCTCCATCAAAGTTACCTAAATCAACACTAGCAGGAGTAATTCCACTAGTAATGTTTAACAATTTTTCATTTAATGCATCTAATTTATTTTCCATAGCAATAAATTTATTTTCAAATATATTATTTAACATCTAATATATAAAACCTCCTTTGCTTATTTTTTCTTTGCTCTATTTTTATTTCTATTATTATCTTTTGTTTTCATCCCTTCATCTGATAACTTATTGGCTTTTTTACTTGGTCTCCCACCTGTATTATCTGTGCTACCTGTATCGTTACTCTGCGTGTGTGAACTTACTAATGGGATCAGTGCTTCTTCTAACCCAAGCACAATATTTTCCAAAAATGCCATATTTGTCATTGCACTTGGAGATAAACCCATACTTGCACCAGTCATTAACTTAGTAGGAATACCAAATTGTGCCGCTTTTAATGACTTTTCAAAAAATTCATCTTCATTATAATGAGTTATATTTAACATATTAATTTTAAATAATCTTGTTGTTGAATTATACTTTAATTTTCTGTTTATCCATCTTTCTATTTGTCGTAATACTGCAAATGCTATTACTTCATCTGTATTAATTGATCTCTCTAAACCAATACTCCCACCTTTATCAGAATTAAATAATAATTGGCTTACCCCTTCAGCATTATACAATGATCTTTCAGCTTCTTGAACACTATCTTTTTCATATCTTTTCTTATTGATATCAATTTCCTTAATCTCCATTGGAGAACTAATTAAACCAATTTGGTCAGGTAATGTTGAACCAATATTACCATGAAATTCTGTAACATGATCTAATGTTATAGCATAATCATTATTATTATCTGAGTTTTCACGCATTGGTATTTTTTGTGCTAATATTTTAAAATTATCTGTTTCATTCTCTGTTTTCTTTAATGCTTGATAATCTTCTAATTCTAAAACGTATTCAAGTACACCAATAAATGGTGGCATTGGATATGCAACATCTTCATTAATTTTAATACATATTGTATATTGTGAATCTAATTCAATCCATTTAATTCTATCACTTAAATATTGGTTATATTTTGTAGTAAATTCTGCTGGATAATTTAATAATTTATCTTTATTACTATCAAAATATGAAAAATTGAACGCAAAATTAAAAACGCCATCTTCAATAGAAGATAGCATACAATATTGAGGATCTAATTTCTGAATAAAGAATGAATCATTTGATTCATGAACATAACCATAGAAAATATCGTCAATAAAAGCAATATTTAATATTTTAATAAATTCATGTGCAATATTCATATCTTCTATTATATCTAGTGTTTTAAGATATTTCTTTTTTAATGTATTAACATCAATGGTTTCAATGTCAATTTTATATGGTTCTACAACATATCTAAATAATAGCATTTTAGAAAAATATTGTATTAATCTCTTATAATGTGGACTCAATACATATAATGAATTACTTAATTCCCTAAGTATTTTCTCATATGATTGAGGACTTTGGAGATATGTTCTTATATCTTCTTTAGTATATTGTTGAAAATATTGAATTGTATTTCTATTTGTTTTAAGGTCTGCTGTAATTAATTTTTGTAAAGTAGCAAAATTCATTATTACATTTGCATTTTTTCTTGTAAATATTTCGGCTTGTGCATTTTTGTCTTTAATTTCAACATCACTCAATAATTTTCACCACCTTTATTTAATTGACTTTTACATATATTTTTAATTATCTTTCACAACCATCTTATGACAATGAACAATTACATTACCTGAACCCATATGACCTTCGTTGGTGTTAGTTTGATTCGCAATAATAACACCCTTGTTTAAATTCTCAAAATCTTTACAACCTTCATTAAGTTTTTTACAATTCCAGCATGTACTTGTTAAACTCCAACTCATTTAATATAAACCTCCTAAATAATTGTGTTTTGTCTTTAATTTAATAATTTAATGATACTTCCTGTATTTTGGTTTTTTAATCATGCAAAACTTACTTGCATCAACATCGACATTTTTCTTAATATTTTAATGTACCAAAGTCCATATTCAAGGGCAGAGAATTTATCTTTTCCCATTTTCGTATTAATTCTTTCTAAGATTACATTTTTTCCTTCTTGTTTTTGTTTAAGATTCATCATTTCTTCTTTCATTATACTAGTATAAATAAATGGTACAAGATGTTGAGCAATTTCCTCTGGAGTTAATTTTTGTCCTTTTTTAGTTGATAGTAATGATGCTTTAGCATTCATTTTATTTATTAAGAATTTAACTTTACCAGAAGATATTTGGGACAAGCAATTAACGTGTATTTGGCTTGTATTACCAGGAGTTGCTTTGATGTTGTATAATAATGGTAATGATTCTTGTGTTTTAAATTTATCATAATCTGAATCATTTGTTACACTGAATGGAGGGAATATTTCACCTGTTTTTTCATTAATATTTTCTTTTACTAAATAATCAACTAGACCAACACCAAGCCCCATAGCATCTACAACAAGCATTCTGGCATTGTATTTAAATGTTATTTTTTTAAGTTTAATTGATTGTGTTTCAAAATGCTCACCATTAAAAATAAAGAAATTTACTATTTGCTTTAAATATGTACCATTTGCTCTTTCAATCATTTTAAATACTATAGCTACAGTATCAGCATTTTGTTTACCTTGCACTCTCGCAACATCAGTTGCAATAACATAATATACTTTTCGTTTTTTACTAGTTTCAGGCTCAAATTCTGGTTCAGTAAGAATACGATTTTTGTCTATAAGGTCTTCGTTAAAGAAAGCATCTTCTGAAGTGCCTGTCCATTTGGATTCATATTCTCTTGCAAAAGACATAGGATTGTACGTACCATCATCCATAATTTCTTGAATGAAATTTTCGTCTAACAATTTATGCATTACTGGTATTTTATAATCTCCACCAAATATAAATGCATTATCTTTAACACACATCCACACTAGTATTTGTATTAATTTTTGGTATGCAAATGTGTTTTTATACCCTGCTGTTGTTCGCTATCTTCAACTTGATTCGCTATTTCAAGCTTTGTCCCACATTGGGACAACTGTATATTTCTATACAGGCGAGACTATATCATAATCTTCAGCTTTACCTGCTAAGACAACTCCCCACTTCGGATTCGCTTGAATCCTACTGGCTTTCGCCATAGTCGTTGAACCTTCACCCTGTTAATAAATAACAGGAAGCTTGGATGCTGATTGCCCATTATCTTGCAACACTTAGGACTAAAGAATTATCTTTAGGTTTTATTTCACCATATGCCATCTTGTCTATTTTTTCTGCTTTTCAGCAACATTCACACCTACCATTACTGGTTATGTTGTAGTTAGACAAGCTCTTAGGGTATCCCAGACAGTTCAAGGAGTTAATTCAACCTGCATTTCTGCATGAGGATGCAAAAATTAATTTATAAGTATCATATTTTCATATTCTTCTTTTGTACAGTTTTCTTTTAAAATATCATGTAATTTCAATACAGTTTGATGAATTTTTCTTTGGTGGATTTTTTGCACTGAACTTCTTAATATAAAAAATTTATCTGCTATTTTTTGTTGAGACAAAC